ATTCAAGCAGTTCTGCCATCTTGTTTGTCGGAACATCGACTGTCTCACCGTCGTCGTTCTTAACAGACCCTGAGCAGATTTGTTGAAGACGCAGAATCTGTGTCAAGACATTTTTCGCTGTGACAGTGGTCAAGTCCCCCGTGTCACCGAGTATCTTGGCAACAGCCAACCTCTTCATAAATCCGTAAGTCTTGGCTTGCTCGTCCCCCATTTCAACGACGCGCTTGATGTAAATCTTTTCCGGAAGGTCCAGACAGTCCTTTTTCAATACCCGATAACTGAAGTCCCCAAGCTTCGATGTCAACTCGTCGAGGTTCTGGTACCCAATCACTTGGTTGAAGCTGTGATTCCCTAGGTTACGCCGGAGCGTTCGAGCGTATCGCCCTTGGAAAGCGTAGTAGGAAGTGTAGCCAAGAGTATTCCCTCCAAGGAATGCACACTGTGAAAAAAGATCCATAGGAGACTTGGTGACAGGGGACCCTGTTAAGATGCGGCGGTACTTGGCCCTCGAACCAACCTTGATGATGTTCTTGGTGCGCTTGGCTGTCCTGTTCTTGATCGTCGTACTTTCGTCCACGGCCATGAGGGCTTGGTGCGTTGCAAGAAACTTGGTGGTGAACTCCGTGCCACGGGCCGAGGAGAATGCCTCCACATTAATAATAAGGATTTTGTATCTGCCATCCTTCGAGCGCGGAACCAGTGCAAGTTCCAACTGCTTCTGCGCTTTCCTTGTGGTGTCAGGGGTCCAAGCGATAATATCGCACTGATCCATAATCCTGTCGGGCATATGAACGGGCAACTCGGACCTCTGCCAGTTCTTGTACACGCCCTTTGGTGCAACGATGACAGCGGCAGTGATCTCCTCGCGCTCGAAGAGAACGCCAATGTTGTCGATCAGAATTTTGGATTTGCCTGTACCCATCTCGCAGAACAAGGCGTACACTTCCTTGTTCCAACTTTGTTTGAGACCAACGCTCTGGTGTTCGTAGGGGGTTGTTTTGAACTCGTATTTTGTAGCAATCGGTTGCATCTTTCTACCTTTCTAGGCTGCTCTATTGATACTCTATACCGCTATCCCCACAAAATTAAAAGTGCTGCTTGACAGGTTTTCCCCCCACACATATGTTGTCAGCAGGAAAGGAAGAAAGAATGACCGTATACATCACCCACGAGATGCGAGGAAAAGACTTGTCAAACGCCCTTGATTTTGGGCCTCTTCAAGTTATTATCCCAGCAGAAATGCAGATTACCGAAGGCCCCGGCAGTAAAAAAACAATCATTAATATGATTGAGACTGCGTTGGAGTCATTTGGTAAAGAAGACTATCTCCTTCTTTCCGGCGACCCAGCTTGTATTGCAGTTAGCTTTACAGTTGCAGCTTTGAATAACGACGGGTCTGTTAATATATTGAAATGGGACAGACAGTCTGGATGTTATTATCCAGTGTCACTACAGATAGAAATGGAAAGCTATGAGCATTGACTTTGAAGAGGTGTCCGCTGATCTTCAGCATATTGAAGAAGGCAATTTATCAAGGGTTGCATCCCTTGTCAGACAACAGCTTGCACTTGAGAAGCGTGTGGAAGACTTGGAGTTTGATCTTGCCAAGGCGCAGAAAGACCTGAAAGCGATTTCAGAGGATTCACTTCCGGCAACTCTTGCGGAGGTTGGCATGACTAAACTCCGCATGGATGACGGAAGTGAAATAACGGTGTCAAGGTACTATGGTGCTTCGATATCGAAAGCTAAACAGGAAGAGGCATTTACTTGGCTTCGCGAGAATGGTCATGAGGACTTGATCAAGAACCAGTTATCTGTCAGCTTTGGTCGTGAGAACGACACTCTTGCCCAAAAGCTAAGAGATCGTCTTGACGATGAAGGTTACGACACAGCACAGAAAGTATGGGTAGAACCCATGACCTTGAAAGCGTTTGTGAAAGAGCAGGTTGAAAGTGGTGCGCCGATACCCACTGAGACTTTCGGCATATTTATCGGTGAAAAAGCCAAGATAACACGGAGAAAGTAACCATGGCTAAGGAAAATGCGGTCGCTGTTGCCGAGAAAAAAACAGCAGTAGCAAAGGCTTCTGACTACGTAGGTTTTGAAGCATTTGCAAATGAGGGTCTTGAGGCGGTATCGGCTCTTGATCTTTCAATCCCCTACTTACGCATTCTTGGACAGTTGTCACCACAGGTGAACAAGCGTGATGGTGCCTACGTTAAGGATGCCGAGGCGGGTATGATCTACAACACCGTCGAGAATACTGTCTACAGTGGGGAAGAGGGTGTTGCTGTCATCCCATGCTATTACCGTCGTTCCTATGTTGAGTGGAAGCCACGCGAAAAGGGTGGTGGATACGTCGCAACTTACGGCGTCGATGATCCTATCGTGAAGACAACGTATAGAGATGATCGTCAGCAGGAAATCCTTCCAAACGGAAATCTCTTGGCGAACACAGCAGAGTTCTACGTTCTGATGTTATCGCCAAATGGCAGTGCCAAGCGTGGCCTTATTACGATGACTTCCACGCAGTTGAAGAAGGCTCGTAAGTGGGTGACTCAGATGCAGACCAATACTGCTCAGGGTAAGAACGGTATGTTTGTGATGCCCATGATGTCTTGCATCTACAATGTATCGACGGTCGAAGAGCGTAACGACAAAGGTTCGTGGTTCGGTTGGGAAGTGTCTATGACAGAGACGCTCGATCTTGAGAACAATGAACAGCGGGGATTGTTCGAGATGGCCTTGGCTTTCTCGAAGTCCATCAAGGCGGGTGAGGTTAAGGTCAAGCAAGAGGGTGAAGAGACATCATCATCTGGCTCATCTGGCTCATCTGGCTCATCGAAGTCCCACGACACTGACGACGACATTCCTTTCTAATTTTGGAATAGTTAACGGCCCCCGTGAGAGCGGGGGCCGACGTTTCAATGGAGAAAGAAATGTATGCCCAGCGTCTACACAACCTGTACCAAGGCAATGCTCGCGCCCACGGTGTGTTCAACATCACAAAAGATCGAGACCGTGATGGCAAGAAACAGGGCTTTGCCCGTGTTATCCAAGAACCCACCCTTGTCGATCACTGGGAGAGCCATCTCTCCGGTGACATTGGTCTTGGGATTATCCCAATCAAAGACAATAACAACTGTCACTGGGGTGCCATCGACATCGACAGTTACAATATTGATCACAAAGCCCTCGTGGCTAAGTTAGAGAAGCATAAGTTTCCTGCGGTAGTGTGCAGAAGTAAGTCCGGTGGAGCGCATGTGTATTTCTTCTTCAATGAAGAGATACCCGCTGTTGATCTGCACCCGAAACTTATGGCGATATCCTCGGCCCTCGGACATTCTGGGTGCGAGATATTTCCAAAGCAGACTGAGATTTTGGTGGAGCGTGGTGACACGGGTAACTTTATCAACATGCCGTACTTCGCTGGTGACAAGACCATGCGTTATGCTTTTGGTCTTGATGGTGAGAGCCTGTCACTGGAGGAATTTCTGACCCTGTCAGAAAGCAGGATGTCAAGCCTTTCTGACTTTTTAAGTCTAAAAACTAAAAGCGAAAAGAGTGACGAACTCCTACCACACGGTCCACCATGTCTCCAACACCTCTGTTCTCAGGGGTTTGGTGAAGGTGGCCGTAACAACGCCTTGTTCAGCATGGGTGTGTACGCTCGCATGGCTAACAAGGAGGACTGGGAGAACACGATCCAGTCGTTCAACATGAAGTACATGAAGCCGCCCCTGTCTGCTGGGGAGGTCGCTGTCATCATCAAGCAGCTTCAGAAGAAAGATTACTTTTACAAGTGTGATGACCAACCTATCGCATCGTTCTGCAACAAAGATGTCTGCATGACACGGAAGTTTGGGGTTGGTCCGGGAAATCGAAATAACGATTTGAGTTCCTTGACAAAGATTAATGGCGACCCTGCCATTTGGCTTCTCAATGTGGATGGGAGTCGTGTGGAACTAAGTACAGAAGCGTTGGTGTCTCAGATTGTATTCCAAAAAGAATGCGTTGCTCAGATCAATAAGTTCCCCCTGACGATGTCGCCACGCGCTTGGCAGATCAGGATGCAGGGTCTTCTGGAGACGCTTACAGTGGTCGAGGTTGCGTCAGACACTACATTGAAGGGGACCTTCGAGGAGTTGCTTGCGGCGTTCTGTTGTGATCGTGCGCGTGGTTTTGAGAAAGAGGAAATTGCTCAGGGCATTGCCGTGTGGTTAGACGGACGTGTCTACTTCCAAGTCAGGGATATCATGAAGCATCTGACAGTGAACAACTTCCTACAGTACACCGTCAATAAAGTTGGTCTCAGGCTTCGCGAGTTGGGGGCTGAGAAGACTTTCTGGAATGTGAACGGCAAGGGAGTACATGTCTGGTACCTGAAGCAGGAGTACTTCGGGGATAATGCCAAAGACAAACAACTACCTCTACCGCCAATGCCACGAGATCAGGGGGTGATGTGATGAACATCATTCTTGGACCGCCGGGAACGGGCAAGACAACTCGGCTCTTGAACCTTGTTGATCAGCACCTGTCGAACGGTGTCTCACCAGAGAAGATTGGGTACTTCTCCTTCACGAGAAAGGCGGCGCAGGAAGCAGTTCTTCGCGCCGTCGTCCGCTTTGGCATGTCCGAGAAAGAGTTACCGTTCTTTAGGACACTGCACAGCTTGGCTTATCAGATGCTCGGCGTCGGGAAATCTGCCATCATGTCTTACAAGGACTACGCTGAGGCTGCCGAGTGGTTGAAGCTGCCGGGATTTACAGAAGTGATGTCTCAGCAGGACGGCCCTTTCGTTGACTTTGGCTTTGGGGACAGGTTCCTTGAAACAATCAACATGGCCCGTATCACACGAAGGTCTCTCAGGGACGTATACAATAACTCCTCCGTATCATTGAAGACAGACTGGAGCAGGATGGACTACGTTGACCGTGGCATGAGGCAGTTCAAGAAAGAAAAGCAACTGTACGATTACACGGACCTGATCGAGATGTTCATCTCACGGAAACTTAGTCTAAATTTAGATGTGTTGTTTTTAGACGAAGCACAGGACCTGTCCTCCTTGCAATGGTTGATGGTCCGACAGATCGTCCAAACTTCAAAACAAGTCTACATTGCTGGCGACGACGATCAGGCGATCTACCGATGGGCGGGTGCCGACGTGAATCACTTCATTGGATTGAAGGGTAATGTCGAGGTGCTTGGTCAAAGCTACAGGATACCACTGAGCCATCACGCCATATCGCAAAGGCTCATCCACAAGGTGAGCAACAGGCGTCCCAAGATATTCCTGCCAAGGGATGAGGAAGGTTCTGTTACGTGGCACCGCCACAGCGAAGAAGTGGATATGACAAAGGGCAAGTGGCTTCTTCTGGCACGTACCAAAAAAGGTACAGATCAGATCGAAGAAGAGGTTCGACAGAGAGGTCTCTTGTACCACTACGAGAATGGCAGGACGATCAAGAGTGACATTATCAAGGCTGTGACAGGATGGGAGAGTCTACGTGCTGGGAAAGTTCTTCCGTGTATCGAGGTCAAGAACATCTATCGTTACATGGTTCTGGGTGAAGACGTAGACAGAGGTCACAAAACTCTTCCCGGTGTTCCAGAGAACGCCATGCTGGATATTCAAACACTCCAGATGTCTCACGGACTACTTCACACAAGGCCTTGGGATAAGACACTTGGAAAAGTATCGGAGGATGACAGGCGATATCTACGATCATGTCTGAGAAGTGGTTCTTTTGAGGACCAATCTCGCATTACTATATCAACCATCCATGGCGCAAAGGGTTCCGAGTGTGATAATGTAATGTTGCTGACAGACAGTGTAAGACAAAACAACAGCAAGTTCCGAGGCAATTATGATGAGGAAGACGAGTTTAGGGTCTTTTATGTGGGACTCACTCGTGGCAAAGATAGCCTACACCTCGTTCATCCAATGATGTCAAAGGGTTTTAGCATTGCATAGGTTTAGAAATGATGAATGACATGGAGATGCTATCTGCGTCATGCCGATGTAGCACTGACAAGATAAGTATAAGTTCAAATAGGGTCGCTGCAAAATGGCCTAGATGCTCATGCGGAAAACTTATGAAAGTAGAAAAGAATGCAGTACCCCATGTTCAGAACGGAGTCAGAGTGGTGCGCTCCAGACAGTTTACCAGACCTGTCGGGTGACGACGAGATCGCCATTGATCTTGAGACATACGACCCAGATCTAAAGACAAAAGGAAGCGGCTGGCCCACCAAGAACGGTCACATCATTGGTGTGGCCGTCGCAGTGCGTAGTGACGCTTGGTACTTCCCCATCCGTCACGAGACCGGCGGCAACATGGATCGGAAGCGTGTCATGGCATGGGTCAAGGGCATCTGCTCCAACCCACGGGTAACATATGTGTTCCACAATGCGATGTACGACGTTGGTTGGCTACGCGCTGAAGGCATCGAGGTGATGGGTAAGATCGTCGATACAATGGTTGCTGCTCCATTGATTGATGAGACACGTCTTAGTTACTCTCTCAATAATCTAGGCAAAGACTATCTACAGAACAGGAAAGACGAAAAGCTTTTGTATAACGCTGCCAGCGAGTGGGGTGTTGACGCGAAAGCTGAGATGTACAAGCTTCCACCACAGTACGTCGGACCATACGCCGAGCAAGACGCTGCTCTGACCTTGAAACTCTGGAACCTCTTCAAGGGTTTGATTGTCAAGGAAGAAGTCTCCGACATCTTTGAACTGGAACTCCGTGTCTTAAGATCAATCATAGACATGAGATCGCGTGGCGTTCGTGTGGACTTGGATGCGGCAGAGCGAGCGCAGCTTGCCCTCGGTAAACAAGAAAGCGCAATCATAAAAATGATTAAGGATGACTACGGACATACCCCCGACATCTGGGCTGCGTCGTCGGTGGCAAAGGTATTCACGTCTGCTGGTCTTGTGTTCCCTGTCACAGGTGGGACAGGCGCACCCAGCTTTACAAAGGAGTTCCTCGCTGGCCACTCACATGAGTTGCCGCGCATGATCGTCAAGGCGCGTGAGTTGAACAAGGCAAGGACGACTTTTATTGAGACAATCATGAAGCACCAGAGCAATGGTCGTATTCATGCAGACATCCACCAGCTTAGATCAGAGGGCGGAGGTACAGTGACAGGTAGGTTTAGTTACTCGAACCCGAACCTACAGCAAATTCCATCACGCGATGAAATCATTGGTCCAATGATCAGAAGCCTCTTTCTTCCTGAAGAGGGTTGTCAGTGGGGGTCTTTCGATTACTCGTCCCAAGAACCTCGGATCGTGGTCCACTACGCTTCGATCTTGAAGCTGGATCGAGCCAATGACTTCGTGGCACAGTATCAAGAGAATGCTCGGTCGGACTTCCACCAGATCGCTGCCGACATTGTTGGTGTGCCACGGAAGCAAGCTAAGACAATCAACCTCGGACTGTTCTATGGCATGGGTGTCACCAAGCTTGCAGGTCAGTTGGGCTTGGACCTCGGAACTGCAAAGGAACTCTTTGCAACGTATCACGCAGAGGTTCCATTCGTGAAGCAGTTGAGCGAATACGCATCGGACAGGGCCGGTAAGAATGGTTTGATAAGGACCATTTTGGGGAGAAAGTGTAGATACAATAAATGGGAACCAGCCAGCTTCGGTGTCCACAAGCCTCTGTCTCACGACGAGGCCTTTGCACAGTATGGTCCAAGCATCCGCAGGGCGTTTACATACAAGGCCTTGAACTCCCTTATTCAGGGGTCTGCGGCTGATCAAACCAAGAAGGCTCTTGTTGACTTGGCTGATGAGGGCATCCTTCCAATGATCCAAATCCACGACGAGTTGGCCTTGTCTATTCCAGATGAGAAGACAGCACGTAAGGCCAAGGAGATCATGGAGAACTGTGTACAGCTTCGTGTCCCATCCGTAGTAGATGCGGAACTCGGCCCATCATGGGGAATGGCAACTACCAAAATGGAGGACTGACATGACAAAACTAGAAGAAGCTATTGAAGACATCTGCGGCCCTGATGATATGCCACTCATGGCAGATGGGTTTGATGACGCCGTGATTGGTATGTGCATGAAGACAATGGTTCTCATATACGACTATGAGAAGGTAATTGAAATCCTAATGAAGGATGAGATGGACAGGGATGAAGCAGAGGATTTTTTTTCTTTCAACATCCTCGGGGCGTACATGGGAGAGAAGACACCGCTCTTCAGTATCGACCTACGTAACACATAAAAAAGACCCCGCCGGAGCGGGGTCAGTTTCTTCCTTGGGAGGAAAGAGAAACTTAGTTGAACATGTCCATGACTTTCTTGGCGTCCATGAAGGTGACTCTCTTTTCAAGTTCCTCGATGGACACTGTGGCGGCAGTGCTGTCACCTTCTTCGTCAACATGACCAAACACCAAGCCACGTCCGGCAAGTGGGGTACACCCTTCTATTACAAAGAAGGACTGATTGGCCTGAAGCAACCCCTCGTCGTCAACGTATACATCACCCATATCCGTGAAGACAACATCAAAGGTATGGCAACCGAGGTGGGTGGAGATTGTTTTCCAGTCACCGTTGTAATCGACTTCGGTGAATGAACGGGCTACTGGGTCGATAAGAATTGTACGCATTTGCTAGTTCCTTTCTTCGTTAAGCAATATGTTTAGATTACACTGTTGATCTAAACTGTCAAGCGGGTTTAATAAATGATTTTAACTGGTCCTGATCTAGGCTATATCCAAGACCTCTACCGAGGTCCTTTAGGTTGTCTTGAGTGGTGAGTTGCTCCCTTTCAATCCACCCTACAAACGACACGTCTGTGTCTCCGAGGATTGCAAGAACGTATATGTCTACGTCGTAGTTTATCTTTGTCGTAGCAAGAAGGCGTCCTGTCTTGTACCGCGTTGTCTTTATATCAATGCGCTTGTCCTTCAACAAACAATCGTAACTCCCGCTCCTTGGTGACAGACCTAAATCAAAAAAGATATTGAAGTGTTTGCAAAAGGCAAACTCCCCGATAACCCCATCCTCATCTATCTGTGCGCCAGATTGCCCCCCCATCTTCTTGTCAACAACGTGATTGTTGCGAGCAACAAGTGACCTCATTGCCCCAATCAGTTTACACATGAGGAGTTCTTGTTCGGAAAGTAAGACACAGATTGACAAAGTTCAGTCCTTTATAAGTTGTTGTGTCATCTATCCCATGGCATCTTACGCAGTGAGACAGACATCGTCTTTTGACGGAGGGCTTGGTCTCTGCTGATCTTTGCAGATAATCCGTTAGGCCCAGATCGAGGGTCTAACTTCTTGTTTCGTTTCTTTGGTGTGACTAGTTCTGTGTCACTGAGGTTGATCGTTTTCTTCATGTTCGCTTTTCTTAACTTGTCTTGGTGGCAAGGGGCGTTCGTACAACCCAACTTGGACCAATGTCTCAATCACAGTTGGTCGGTATATGAGTGACCAACGCTTCTGCTTCTCTTCACCATGCTCTGCAACCTGACGGTCGGCGGCCCCCTCTCCACTGTCAGTCTCCAATCTTGATCTGTAAACTTTGAGTGTTATTTCGTCAATGTTTATTTTCATCATAAATTCTCCTTCTGTCCCTCTTCGATTCCTCTGCTGTAACCGTGGGCATATCCCTCGTCCCAAGCATCATCCCGCTGTAGACATATGTCCTCGGACAGTTCTTTCAGTTTGGTCCGCAAGATGGTAATTGCATTGACAGCATCTACGATCACGAAATAATCATTCGCGTCTGTCTTCACATTGTTCAACTTGTCAAGCAGATCAGCCGAGTGTTCGCAGTTGCAGGCTTCCCTCCCCAACAGGCAGTTACACATCGCCATCGTTGATCTCCCTCTTGATCTGTCTCTTGGCGGCCTTGCGCTCTGCGCTCCAGAATACTCTCTTCCAGTCTTTCAAATGATCCCACCACTGCGGTGCAGATGTGAGGATGCCTTTCTTCTTTGTCGCCATCAGTTTGGTTCCTTCCATTCAAGTGCCTTGATGGCGTAGTCTTTTACTTGTTTTGAATGTTTTTCCCACGTCTGTCCTCTAAGCGGCCTTGCCATTGCAATGAATTGCAACGCGCTCTCTATCCACATCCACTTGTTCTCCACCAGATTATTCCATACCCGTAACCGTTCGATCTCTTTTTGTGCATCGCTAAATGCGTTCGATGTGTTCTTGATTTGTTTTTCCAATTCAAAAATCAAATCGTCGATGGTGTCACCATGGCCCGTTGCCAGTCCGCATCGGCCCATCATTTGAACTAACTTTTCGGTGTCATCCATCACTCGCTCCTGTTTCTGTAACGACGCGCAGGAACTCTTGCTCTTGCCACTTGCGTTCGGCTTCCCATGCGGCCCTTATGGCATCCTTTGTGGGCCTTGCGGTGGCCCCTGCGGCAGCAGCCCTTACGGCCCATACGGCAAACCATACTTCGTCCCCTGCGGTGGCCCTTGCTGCGTTCCCTGCGGCCATTGCGGCATCCCTTGCGGCCCTTGCAGCAGCCCTTACGGCCCATACGGCGGCTCTTGCGGCGGACAACTCCTTATCGGTCGCTTTTCCGTTTGCGTATCGCTCCGCAACATCAATCGCGTTTTTTACGTTAGGATGGGTACTTAGATGCTCAACCCGTCGAGCGTATGCAACCATCAACAACCGCCATTCTTTCGCGTATTGAGGTTCAGCGCGACAACACCAAAG